TATAAATTGTTCAAAATTGGCTATTTTTAGATCAAGCTCTGTTAGCAAAGAGATAAAATAAAATGGCTCTTTCTTTTACAAGTGAAAGATTTGGGGGAGGAGCTAGAGGTGCTAAAGGTGAACCTGGTTCCTCAATAACATTTAAGGCAACAGTAGCATCAGTTAGTGCTCTTAATGCATTGACTGGAATGTCGGAAGACGACGCCCGCGTTGTTGAGGAAAACGGTCATGTATACATATATAACGGTAGTTCCTGGATAGATGGCGGTCAATTTTTAGGCCCAGCTGGTCCAACGGGTCCAACGGGTCCAGCTGGGCCAGCTGGGTCAATTGACTTGCTTACCGATGTTGTTATTACATCTCCGTTGGAATATCAAATTCTTGAATACAATGGAACAAACTGGGTTAATGCAAACGCTCCAAGCAGTGTTTTTGTAAGAAACGCAGAATCAACAACCCTAACTACTGGAACAGTCGTTTATCTCTTTGGCGCAACAGGCGACCATGCAACTGTAAAAAGAGCAGACAATGACTCTGATACAACATCCTCCAAGACGGTTGGCGTGGTTTCTGCTTCAATTGCTGCATCAGAAAATGGTGTAGTTGTAACACAGGGTTATGTAGATGGCATTGACCTTAGTGTTGGGTATGCATCTGGCGATGTTTTGTGGCTAGGAGAAGACGGAGGGTTTACAAAAACAAAACCATCCGCACCAGAGCATTTAGTTTTTATCGGTGTTGTTGTTCGCGCTACGAACAATGGCATTATTTATGTTTCAACGCAAAACGGTTATGAACTTGACGAACTGCATGATGTTGCTATAAATCCTGGAACTCTTGCTACTGGTGATGTTATCCGTTATAACGCTTCCACTGCTCTGTGGGAAAACTCGCAAAATAATCTTAACGGGATAACAGATGTAGTTATTACTGGAACGCCAACAAATAAACAGCTGCTTGTTTATGATTCGGCAACATCGCAATGGGTGAATGCAGACCCTATAACATCAACAGGGATTGCATATAAAAGCGGAGTGCCAGCAAGCCCAACAGCGACTGGAGTAGTTGGACAACTTGCAATAGATGGAGCAAACGGAGTTTTGTATGTTTGTACATCTACAAATAATTGGCAAAAAGTTTCCCTTAACGCTGCTAACTTCACAAATGTTGGCGGATTTGCATAAAACGTGATATAATAATCTCCTTGCTACGGAGGCCGGTGCAGAACCCCAGTGGGTTAATTTCTACTGGGGTTCTTCCCTTTCTATAGACTAATTTTTCACGATCTTTTATTTTTCAAAATATTTTTCAAATTGGTTGTTACTATAACAATACATAATTGGAGGGGTCCAGTGAATATATTCAAAAAAATTAGTAAGGCTTTTTCGCGTTCGGCTGCATGGGTATTCGTACCAATGATTGCTGTATCTATTTTTACTTCATCTGGTTTTCAAGCAAATGCTACTGGAACACCTGTGTCTATACCAAATGCTGGCTTTGAAGATGGCACGCTAACAGGTTGGGTTAAGGGTTCACAGTCTGGGACACTTGGTGCTTCGATCAACGGTATGGGCACTGGCGTAACTGTTTTTAGCGGCTCAAGGTCATTCAGCCATGGATCAAACGGTGCTATGGGCAGCCCTACGCTTTCTAATGGTAGCGAAAACCCATACTATGCCCCAGCAGTTGCTGCTGGTACTTGGACGTTTTCACCAAACAACGCAACGTATGCAGCGCTGCTTCAGCCAAAGGGCGAACAAACATTTACACAATCAACTGCAGCACTTGGTCTTTCTGGGACTGAAACATCTGCAATTACAACAATGCTTGGCCAGCAAGCTGCTGCCGCTGGCTTTGGAGGGGGCAACCCAACTGATGCTGCCTGGATAACTCGTGAGGTAGAACTCACTGCCGGCGTTACATATACGATGTCTTGGAACTATATGGCGACTGATTATGTCCCATATAATGATGGATCTATAACATCTCTTGTCCCTGTCACTGTTGCATCGACCCCAGTAATAACAGTAAATAACTTTGAGCAATCATACGCTCTGCTTGGGTTTACTAACCCAGGTACTGGTGACTATTCAACTAACTCTTATGGCTCAACAGGTTGGCAGATGTCAACATATGAAGTCTCAGTTAGCGGAACATATAAGCTTGGCTTTACAGTCTTTAACCTTGATGACACTGCACTTTCTCCAGTACTGATGGTTGACAGTGAGCTTGGATCAACTCAGCAATGCGCACCCGATGGAAGCAATTGTGCTACTTTTGGTGGTGTTGAGGCAAATAATGAGACAGCCCCAACACTTCCTCCAACTACCACTACTGAGCCAGCACCGACCACGACTACTACTACGAGCACTACTACAACAACCACAACAACAACCACCACAACAACAGTTCCAGATACAACAACTACAACTACTGCACCTTATTTTAATTCAATTAAAAACTTAACAGCTACAGCAAATGACGATGGGAGTGTGACGTTAGATTGGGATGCACCAGATGCAAGTAACACACAGCCGTATATGTACAGTATTCTTTTTTATGATTTAAATAATAACACGGAGTCTGGTGGCTGGGGTGTTTGGACGTATGCCGCCAACACTACTTACACAATTGATACTTCAGGCCAAACCGGTTATGGCCCTGTAAGATTTAAAATTCAAGCAGGCACTGCCCCATGTGTGGGTGAGGCAGTGGGTACCTGTTTGTATGGTCCTCAGGAAGTTGCTGATGCAACAACATCAGAACCTGATACTACTACTACTACTACTACAACGACAATCCCACAAGTACCAACAGGCACGACAACAACAACTACTGCACCAGCGGTTGTTCTACCTCCTATTGAAACCATCCCAACGGAAAATACTACTGTTTCAATACCTGACCTAGATCCAACTCCAGTTTCAACACCTGAACCAGAAAATACTACTGTTTCAATTCCTGACTTAGACCCAAGTCCAGTTTCTGTTCCAGAAATAGATGAAACTCCAGTTTCAGTCCCTGATCTAGACACAAATCCAGTTCCTACTCCAGAGCCAGAAGATACTCCAGTAGATATTATAGTTCCTGAAGAAGTGCAAGATGCTGCAGACGCTGCTGTAGCAGATATTTTTGACGGTCCATTATCAAACGGGGCACTTGCAGATGCTGTCGATGATCTTATCACAGAGGCTAATACACCAGAAGAACTAACTGCAGTAGTAGATTCTTTACTGTCACAGGACCTAAACGACGAGCAGTTTGTAACAGTGATTGATTCTGTATTTGATGGGCCTATGTCTGACGAAAACTTCTCTGCTGCAGTTGATGCAGTTTTTTCTGAGCCTTTGACAGTAGAACAATTTAGTGCAGCACTTGACGCAGTATTTGATGAACCAATTTCAGACGAAAAGTTCGATGCAATTATCTCTGCTGTTTTAGATGAACCTCTTACCGAAGAACAATTTTCTGAATTAGTTAATGTTCTTGAATCAGAGACTGTCACCGAAGATCAAGTCTCAGCAGCTGTTGATTCAATTATAGAAAACGAAATATCAGCAGACCAATCAGCTGAACTTTCTGCAAGCCCTAAGGTTTTGGAAAGCATAACCCCCGAGCAAGCTACAGAAGTTTTCGCTTCTTTGGATATTACAGACGTAAGCCCAGAACAAGAAGCTGAATTGGCTGCAGCTCTTACAGATGCACCGCAAGATATTAAGGAAGCTCTTGAGCAAGAGGTCGACATCTATGGCGACGGCTTTGATGATTACACCGCTGTTGGTTCTAACATTGACGTAGGAACTCGTAAGACGATGTTGGCAGCAACAACTGCACTGGCTGCAGCAGCTGCTTCAATGGGTGGAACCGGAGGAGGACTCGGTGGTGGATCTGGACCCGGTTCTGGTGGCGGTCCAAATAATAATAAGCCAGGTGGAGACGGCATGCCAGCTGGCAGAAAAGAAGAGGAAGAGGAAGAAGAAGTTGAGATAGAGGGCCCTGAAGGCCCTGAAAAAGGTAACTTTACAAAAAATAGCATATTCAAATACCAGGAGGGTACAATGAGCAAAAAATTCAGTCCATGGGGTTTCATTAAAAAGCTTTCGAGCGAAACCGCAGCAATGGCTTTTACTATATCTGGAAGTGTGATTGTTTTTGCAACACTCTCTGGCGATACTAGAAGAATAACACTAATAGCAACTTTATCTGCATTCGTAGTGCACTATGTATACGTAATGCTAAAGAATGACGAGGACTAATGGAAGAGGATAAGGGTATGTCACAAATAAAAAATATTATTTTAAGAATCATTGCAACGTTTGCAGCTTCAGGTCTCGGTGTCATCGGAGCAGGAAGTATAGCTGGGGTTCCACTTATCAAGGCTGTACTAATGGCCGGGATTGCCGGTGTTGCAGTCGTTATAGAAGGCTTGTCAAGGGCGTTTTTAGATGACGGAAAATTGTCTATTAGAGAAGTCAATGAAGTATTTAATAGCGTAGACAAGAAAGCAAAAAAGACATCTAGCGAATAGAAGGGAAGCTTACTGGTATTCTTTTTTTATAGACTCCAAGAATTCTTCTTCTTTTTTCCAAAGTTCTTTTAATTTTTCTTCCAAAGATTTAACATCAATAGATTCATCTAGCTGGATAGACAAATCATTTTCTAATTTTGGGTCTTTCATTCCTCTTGCCTTCAACTTTGTCACTTAATAATACAACGCCTTGAACAATATAGTTCAGAGTTGTGCTCGTATATTATACCCTTAATCAAGTTTCTATTGCAAGTTGGGCAAGTAAAGCCTGCTGTTTTGTAGCCTATGTACATGGTAGCTTTACCTAGGAGCTCTGCTTCCTTTGTTGCCGTCCCAGAATTTACCTTGTTTGGCTTCTTCGCTGCCATAACGCACCTCCATATTTTGATTAAAGTTATGTTTAATAGTAAACAGGTGTGCAAAAAGAAAACACTTGTGCTATCATTTAAGGATGAAAAATAAAAGTGGATACATTTATGAGGGCTCAGAAGACCTTGAGATTGACCCGGAAGATGCTAAAAATATCTATGTTCTTGAGAACTTTATATCTCCTGAAGACATAATTACTTTAAAAAACTATATAAAAAATGCTGACTTTGAGCTTAGCGACTACGGGGTGCATGAGTTCCCCCTTGCGGCGCTTCATTTTAGTGGGGAAGTAGCAACCTTGATGCAAGGTTATAGGGATAAAGCTGCCCTTATACTAGAAGAAACTTTTGATTGTAGCGTGGCTAGATCTGAGATAGCTAGCTTGACTAAGTATGCCACTGGGCAAAACTTGAACGAGCATGCAGATAAGATTTGTGAATCATGGAGAGACTTGAGTACCTCGATGTATTACAACGATGACTATACTGGTGGGGAGCTTTTCTTTAGTCAGTACGATCTGTCTTTTACGCCTAAGGCTGGGATGATGATCTATTTTCCTGCAGGGGGTAACTACGCTCACGGCGTTAACGAGGTGACCTCAGGCAACCGTTATGCTACGACTACCTTTTGGAAGGTAGAAAAATGGAACTCAATTCAA